AGCTCTCAGGGCTACACCCATGTAGCTCTCAGGGCTACACCCATGTAGCCCAATAAGAGAAACAACAGGAGGAACAACGAATGACTAGAGGAAGAACCAACAATGGTGAGTAGGCACCTAACGCGCTCGCGTGATCGGTGGATAACTGTCTCGGCAACTCTGCTCACGTGGATCGTTGCGGGCATCCTCCAGACTGCGTTGATCGTTGGCCTCGTCCTGGCGTTGGTCTGGTGACGAACAAGATGGCAGCGATAGGGCGAGCTCGGATCCGGTTGGGTCTGGTGCCGCTGTCGACTCTCAGGGTCGACAGTCTCAGGATCGATGCGAAGATCCTGGCCGCACGCGGACTCACCCATGACCAGATCGCGCAACGCCTCGACGTCCACCGCACGACCGTGAGCAGGTGGCTGGCATGAGCCGCTTCACAGTCGAGGGATCAAGATGGAAGGCAGTGGCAGCAGAGGTCAAGGAACGCGACGGCTACCAGTGCGTTGTGTGTGGATCAACCGATGACCTCACCGTCGACCACAACAAGCCGGTCAGCCTGTTCGATGAAGACGACTGGCACAACGAACTCCAATACAACATGGAGCAGCTCGCAACGTTCTGCCGTCCGTGCAACAGCCGCAAAGGAAATCGCACCGGACCTATCCGAACGACCTGGCTCAACCCGCGTTTTTTCAAGGCCGGATACCGTCTGCCCCGCGCCAAGCCTTTCTTTTCACAAAACTAGTAGAACTCAGAAAATCCGACCTATTCGTACCAAGGAGTACCGAACAATGCCACGAAAGCCAACGATGATGAGCGAGACCCGGAAGTGGATACGGGAGAACGCCGATTGGCTCGGCCGTGACCACGCGCCGATGCTCCAGCAGCTCAAGATGCTCGCCGAAACCCAAGACCTGGAGCTCAAGACGTCCGGCAAGGTCCAGTCCTCGACCGCCTCGGCCTACCGGCACGCGTTCGGCGCCGTGATGAGCATGCGACCCGACCCCGATGACCTCCCGATGCCCGTCCAGAAGCCGACGCCGGCCCAGCTCGCCGATGATGACGCCGAGGCCGATGACGACGAGCTGTTTGGGCCGGCCGCGCGATGAGTGTCGCTGTCGTCGAGCCGTCGACCGTTGAGGGCGAGGTCCTCGTCTTCAACGGTCAGGAGTGGGCGCCGGTCCGGTTCACCCAACCGCTCCGGCCCGACTTCGTCACGGACGGCGACAGGCTCATCAGGCTCGTCGAGCGGCACTACCACCTCCCGGACGGACGGCTCCTCGTCCTGGACGATTGGCAGAAGACGCTCATCCGCCACCTCCTAGAGCGCTACCCGGCCGACTGGCCCGACGTGACGCTCCGTGGCCGGCTCCGCTACCGGCAAGTCGTCGTCAGCATGGGCCGGCAGAACGGCAAGAGCATCCTCGGCGCCGTGTTCGCCGTGTGGGGACTCCTCCAGCACGTGTTGGCGCCCATGGTCGTCGGCACGGCCCGCAGCGTCGAGCAGGCCAACACCATCTACGCCCGCGTCGAGTTCGCCGTCCGCCATGACCCCAAGCTCATGGCCCGGCTCAAGCCGTCCGGCACTCGGGGCATCCGCCGGCGCGACGGCTCCGGCCTGTACCTGCTCAAGCCCAGCCTCGACGAGGGCCTCCAGTCCGTCCCGATCACGCTCGTCCTGGCCGACGAGCTCCACCTCACCAAGCCGGCCATGTGGGACTCCGTCGTCACCGGCCAGCGAGCCCAGCCCGACGCGCTCGTCATCGGCATCACCACCGCCGGCGACTCCGCCAGCGTCCTGCTCAAGCGCCTCTACGAGCAAGGCGAGGAGGCCATCGCCGGCGGCCGTGAACGGTTCGGCATCTTCGTGTGGGAAGCACCCGAGGGCTCCACCCTGGACACCCCCGGCGCCATCGAGGCCGCCAACCCGGCCGTCGCATGCGGCCGCATCCCGCTCGCCCAGGTCCTCAACGACGAGCGCGGCAAACCCGAGCCGGATATCCAGCGCTACACGCTCAACCGGTTCGTCGCCGCGTCGACGACCTGGCTACCGATGCCCACATGGCGGCAGCGCGCCGGCCAGATCCCCACCGCCGACGACCAGGTCTACGCGATCGCACGCACCGGCGGATGGGAGAACGCCACCATCACCGCCACCGCCAAGCTCGACGGCCGGCTCTACACCCAGACCGTGGCCAGCATCGTCCGGCCCGACCGCGACCAGCTCCTCGCCGTCTGCGCATACCTCGCCAGCCTCGGCCCGGCAACGTTCGCCATGGATTCGGCTGGCATGTCCAGCGTCGGCAAGGCCCTCCGCGACGCCGGCTATGACGTGTGGATCCTGACCCAGAACGAAATGTGTCAAGCCTCGGCCACGGCCTGGCGCGTCATCACCCAGAACGCCATGACGCACGCCGGCGACCAGCTCCTCGCCCAGCAGATGCCTCACGCTCGACGGATCAACACCGGCGAATCGTGGCGTGTCACCGGCCGAGGAACCCACGACGCCGACGCCGTTCTCAGCACCGTCATCGGCCTCCACGTGGCCGACGTGAAGCCTGCCAAGACCCTCCAGCTATTCGCCTAGATGGTGTCAAGCGACGCTTGACACCGTTTCGGGGTCTGGAGCGGTCGCCAATGGCGAGCAAGTTGAGCGCAGCGACAAGGCCGGATACGACTGGCGTGCTACATCGCCCCCGACGATGGTGCCTGTTCGACAGACAGCACCACTCAGGAGGGCAAGCATGCGTTTCGGCCTCAAGGTCCGCACCGCCCCGGCCCCCGAGATCCTCCCGCCGGCCCGCAAGGCCACCACCGGCACCGTCTCCACTGATGAAGCGATTGGGATGCCGGGCACCTTCCGCGCCATGCAGATCCTGGCCACCGCCGCCTCTCAGTGCACCATCGACGTCGAGCGTGGCGGCGCCCGGATCGACACGCCAAGCATCATCCGCAAGCCCTGCCTCGGCATGACCCGCGCCGATTGGGTCGAGCAGTTCATCCTCAGCCTCGCCTCGGACGGCAACGCGTTCATGCGCAAGGTGACCGTCAACGGCGAGGTCGTCGACCTGCCGCTCCTGCCGCCGCGCGAGGTGCACGTCGGCCGCGACGAGAACGACCGGATCTACTACGACTACCGGGGCAAGCGCTACTACTCCGACGAGGTCACCCACGTCGGCCTCCTCAAGCTCCCCGGCCAGCTCCGCGCCCTCGGCCCGATCCAAGCCGCCCGCTCCGGCCTGACGTTCTCCCGCGACCTCCGCGAGCACATCTCGCGTTGGTTCGACGACACCGGCGAGGACGCCGGCTACCTCAAGAGTGACCAGTCGCTCACCGGCGAGGACGCCAAGCGCTACCGCCGTGCGTGGAACGGCCTGGACCCCGACACCGGCGCCCGCATCGACAACACCGACAACCCGCGCCGCGTCAAGGTCATGGGCAAGGGCCTGGAGTACAAGTCCACCCTGCTCAGCCCCGAGGACGCGCTGTGGCTGGAGGCCCAGAACTGGAACCTCCGCGAGACGGCCGTCGTGATGGGCATGCCGACGACGCTCATGCTCGTCGGCTACGACGGCGCGAGCAAGACCTACCAGAACTCCGATGCCGAGTGGCTCGCGTTCGTCCGGTTCACCCTCATGTGGTACCTCGGCAAGATCGAGGACGCCCTCAGCGACGTCCTCGTCCGTGGCCAGGACGCGCGGTTCCGGATCGAGTCGCTCCTTCGCTCCGACACCAAGAGCCGCTACGAGTCCTACAAGCTCGCCATTGACGCCGGCTTCATGACCCCGCCCGAGGTCCGCCGGTTCGAGAAGCTCCCCGAGCACGACGCCATCCCCGACGTCCCGAGGCCGGCCGCCAGCCTCGCCCCCACCCCGACACCCGCAAAGGACACCACGAATGTCTGAGATGCACGTCCGCGAGCTCCACGTCCGCGCGACCGACGACGCCACCCGCGAAATCACCGCCATCGGAGTCCCCTACGGCCAGGTCATCACCCCCGACCCCGAGGGCATCCACGTCGGCGAGACGTTCGACCGCGACAGCGTCACGCTCCGCGACGAGGGCACGCTCGTCATGTGGCGCCACGGCGAGCCGATCGGCCTCGTCTCCAGCCTCCGCCAGACGCCGGCCGGCCCCGAGCTCAAGCTCAAGCTGTCCGACACCACCCTCGGCCGCGACGCCTACCAGCTCGCCAAGGACGGCGTTGTCCGTCAGATGAGCATCGGTTGGGACGACGGCGACTACGTCGTCGACGACGCCGGCGTCCGGCACTGGACCGGCGTACCGGCCCGCGAGTTCAGCCTTGTCCCGTTCGGCGCCTACGGCGAAGGCGCCACCGTCACCAAAGTCCGCAGCAAAGCAAAGGAAACCGACATGCCCGAATCCGAAACCCTGACCCGCGCTGACCTCACCCCGGTCAACGCAGCCCTCGACGAGCTCAAGCGTGGCCTCGCCCTCGTCGGCACCCCGGCCACCCCGGCGGCGCCCAAGTTCCGCTCCATGGCGCACTTCCTCAAGGCCATCGCCGCCGGCGACGAGGCCGCCGCCGAGTTCCACCGCGCCTACACCGGCGCCACCACCGACGACACCGTCATGAAGGATTCCTTCATCGGCGAGTTCATCAAGCTCGTCACCCAGCGCCGGCGCATCGTGGAGAAGTTCTCCCGCGACACCCTGCCCAAGGACGGCCTGTCCGTCGACTTCTACCAGCTCGACGAGGACACCACGCAGGTGGCCAAGCAGGCCGCCCAGGGCGATGACCTGCTGTTCGGCAAGGTCAAGCTCAAGTCCGCCAACAGCCCCATCAGCACCTACGGCGGTTGGACCGAACTGTCGCGGCAGGCCATCGAGCGCGCCACCCTGCCGGCGCTCAACATCACCCTCCGCGCCCTGGCCCTCAAGTACGGCCAGACCACCGAGGCCGCCGCCCGTGCGGTCTACCTGGCCCAGATCGCCACCAACCGGGCCGCCGCCGGCAAGTTCGTCGACATGGGCGCCACCGCCGCCGCAGCGACCGCCGACCAGTGGCTCGACGCCATCGTCGAGGCCGCCGAGAAGTACGAAACCAACGGCTTCGGTATGGCCGGCCTGGACGTCTCCAAGGACGTCTTCAAGACCCTCATCCACCTCAAGGACGGCGACCACCGCCTCATGAAGGTCTACGGCGACGGCGTCAACCAGGTCGGCGTGCTCGACCTGTCCAAGCTGTCCGGCAACCTCGCCGGCGTCAAGGTCGAAATGATCCCGCTGGCCACCGCCGGCACCGCCTCGTTCTACGACCCGGTCGCCATGACCACCCTGGAGAGCTCCGGCGCGCCGGCGCAGCTCCAGGACGAGAACATCATCAACCTGTCCAAGCAGTTCAGCCTCTACGGCTACGCCGCCAACGTCGTCCCCTTCCCGACCGCGATCGTTCCCGTCAAGTTCGCGGCGGCCTGACGATGACCGAGGAGACCCCGGTCACCCTGACCCTCAGCGAGTACGTCAAGGCACCCGTAGCCGATACGTGGGCCGACCAGTGCCGGCGTGAAGCCACCGCAATCGTCGACCGCCGCATCGGCACCCGCGCCGAGTCCGTGCCGCTGGAGGTCAGGAGCCGGGCAATCCTCGAGGTCGGCGCCGAGCTGTACTACCGGCGCGACACCCTCGCCGGCAACGCCCAGATGAACGACGACGGCACCGCCCAGCCTCGCCGCGTCCGCAACCCCGAACGGATCGCCGCCGACATTCTCGACGCGTTCCTCAACCCCGGAATCTACTGACCATGGACACCTACACCGCCGCCCAGGAGCTCAAGACCGAGCTCGGCACTGTCCTGGACGAAACCGCCACAGTCGTCGACCTGGACCCGGCGCTCATCAACAGTGCACTCACCGCCGGTCGGCAAGCCATCGTGGTCCGACCGCCGGTGGTGAACTACCCCACCCGGTTCGCCGCAGAAGCCGACTGGACGCTCATCCTCGTCCCCGGCATCACCGACCTCGCCCGAGCGTGGGGAGCCCTGGACGCCATGCTCGCCGACGTCATGCAAGCCGTCGACGTCGACACCGTCACCCCCAGCCAATACCAGACGGCCGGCGGCACGCTCTACCCGGCGTTCTCCGTCACCTTCACTCAGCCCTACAACCTGTAAAGGACACCCGCTATGACCATCAAGGCCAGCAAGCTCGGCCCCGGCCATCTCACGTTCGGTTCCGCCGGCACCACCTCCGAGTTCGGCAGCCAGTGCACCAAGGTCGAGCTCAACCCCAAGTTCGACGACGGCGACATCGTCACCGTCCTGTCCGGCGAGGAGCTGGCCGAGGACGACGGCGAGAGCTACGAGCTCACCGGCGAGTTCTACCAGGACTACTCGATGGCCGGCCTCCTGACGTGGTGCAAGACCAACTCCGGGACCGTCATGCCGTTCGTGTTCGTCCCCGACGACGAGAGCGCCCTCAGCGTGACCGGCTCCTGCAAGATCCGGGCCGTCAAGATCGGTGGCGACGTCAAGAAGCGCAACACCACCGAGTTCACGTTCCCCGGCGTCGGAGACTACGAGCTCGTCGACCACATCGCCCCGTAGTGGCCAGCTCCACCGTCGTCCGCGTGGAGGGTGCGAAGAATCTCCGCCGCACCCTCCGCAAGGCCGGCAAGGACCTCTCCGAACTCAAGGCCGCCCACAAGGAGGCCGCGAACATCGCCGCCGCCGCCGGACGCGGCAAGGCCCCGAACGTATCCGGAGCCCTGGCCGCCACCGTCCGAGGCTCAGGCACCAACACCGCCGCTATCGTCCGCGCCGGCCGCGCCTCCGTCCCCTACGCCCAGGTCATCCATTGGGGATGGCCCGGCCACAACATCGCAGCAAACCCGTTCCTCACCGAGGCCGCCCAGGAAACCGAACCCACATGGTTCGCCGTCTACACCGAGGCCTTCGACAACGCACTCAACCAGATCAAAGGAATCTAGCCATGAGCCTCAAGGCCAACTACGCCAACGTCGAATACACCGGCACTGACGGTGAAGCCGTCACCGTCCAGGACGTTCGGATCATCTTCGCCGACCGGCTCCGGTTCGAGAAGACCGCCAAGGCCCGAGGGTGGGACCCCGAGAAGCAGCCGATGACGTCGGCCGGCTTCATCTCGTGGGCCGCACTCAACCGCTCCGGCCAGTTCCCCGGCAGCTATGAGGACTTCCTCAACGTCGTCATCGACGTCGAAATCGACGACGTCAAGAGCCAGGGGGCCGACGACACCGACGACCCTACCCAGCCGGCTCTCTAGGCCGAGCCCTCACAGCGCTAGCCATCCGCTCCGGCATCCCGCCGAGCGTGTGGCTGGCCGAGGGCGATGACTTCATCGCCACAGCCCTAGACCTGATCCAAGAGGAAGCCGAGGAGGAATGATGAACAAGACCGCAATCCTTGCCGTCAAGATCATCAGCGACGCGGCTGGCGTCACTAACGGCTTCAAAAAGACCGACACCGCAGCCGGCGGCCTCAGCAAACGAGCCCTCGCCGTCAAGGCCGGCTTGCTAGCCGTAGCGGCCGCCGGCGTGAAGATCGGCAAGGATGCCGTCAAGTCGTTCCAGACGGCCGGCGGAGAGGTCAACGCCTTCAAGCGCGTCCTCGGCCTGTCCGCCGAGGACGCCTCCCGGCTCCGCTTCCAGCTCAAAATGACCGGTGTTGACGGTGCCACCGGCGCCAAGAGCATGACCATCTTCACCAAGAACATCGTCAAGATGTCCGAGGCCGACAAGGCCGGCAAGATCAAGGCTCAGCAGAAGGCCGACGCGATCCGGGGCCAGATCAAGGCCCTCGACGCCGCCGGCCCGAAGACCAAGGGCTATGCCGACAAGATGGCCTACCTCAAGGGCAAGCTCGCCGACGCCACCACGGCCTCGAAAATGAACGTCTCCGCCCTCGGATCGCTCGGCATCAAGTACACCGACGCCCACGGCAAGATGATCCCGATGACGACCCTGCTCCCGCAGGTCGCCGACAAGTTCGCCAAGATGAAGGACGGCCCCGAGAAGTCCGCTCTGGCG